AAAGAAATTGGTTTTTTCATACCACATTCAGCCAAAAAATAGTTGGTCGTATTATAAGATCCAATATTGCTATTTTGCGTATCTCTAGCGGTGGTAGCACAACTATCTTCGCCAATTCTGGATAAGTTATTGAAAATATAATTATATGTTGTAGTCATTTATATAATTATATAAAATATTATTATTTTTAGTAATTTATGTATCTCGCGTTATCCTTCACACATTGTAAATCGTCTCCGTCTTTACAAGAGGGCATATTACCGTAACAAAACTTAGCAAAGGCTTCTTGGTCATTTGGTAATTGCGTATTGGGCGTAGTGTGAAATTGTCTCATAGAATTTTCAAAGTTGAGTTTATCTCCTAAATCTCGGAATAATCGAGGGTCTATACCAACATTACCAGCTTTTACATTAATTTCCTTTTCCACGGCTCTGTTAAAAGATGGGGCAGCCGCTTTTCTGGCTGGATTATATTTAATATCGGGTAAAGACATATTCATTAATGGATTTTTCTGGGTCGGGTTTGTGAAATCTTCTTTTTTCATTTCATAAAGTTGGGGATTGGTAAATCCTTCCTGTGTGATTGTTTTTTTCATTTCTAATTTTAAATCTTTCTTTTTTTGAATATTGTAAATTATAACTATTACAACCAATGTAACTATTGCGCTTACAGGTATTCTGATAGATCTGGTTATTAAATATCCTAAAAACCCAAGTAAAATTACTATCCTAGTAATTGAATTTAGTTTTCTCTCTAAACTATTTGAACCTGCTGGCCATAATTCTGTTATTTGATCTTTATTCAATAAAATAGATGGGTCATTTAACCAAAAAGAAGTCATTATATATATATAGTTTAATTATTTTTTATTTCGCTGTTTACGCCTCTTTTTCTTTTTCTTTTTCTTTTTTGGTTCGTCCCCAATAATTGTATTTAATGCAGAATTAGCTTGTCTGGCTTCATCTAATTGTTTTTGCAACATAGCAATTTCAGAATCCTTGTTTTGCTCTCCACGAGCTTCGCGTCTTTTCTTTAATTTCGCTCTCATTCTTTCCTTTGTTTTACTTGTTTTAATGTTTTGGTTAAGTTGTCCTCGCATAGCGTTCATGTTTATTTTCCCACCTTTTCCACCCATCATCTGACCCAGTCCCATTTGTTCAAACAATCCTTGCATGTTATCCATACCCGGCATTTTCTTCATATTTTTCATCATTTCTGCGGCCTCTTCCATTAATTCACTTTCCTTGATCTCTCCTGATTTGATTTTAGAATCTAAGCTGTCACCCAATTTTTTTACCATCCGCATTAAACGACTCGGGTCTTTTAATAGTTTTGAAAAAACATCTCCAACAGAAGAAACACCCGATAAATCTTGGAATTCCGACATGGTTTCTTCCGTTATTTCACTAGCCAAACGACCTAATTTTCCTTTCATCAAACCACTAATGTGTTCGTGCAAATCATCTGGATTAGGAAGGTCTGTTGTATTAGCAGAAGTATCGGTATTAAACATATTGTTTGAACCACTTACATCAAAAATTTCCGACATTTTTTCAATCGTCTCGTGTAATTTTTCCTTTAACTCTGTTTCACCAATAGCCTCGAAAAGTTGCGATGTGTCCCCAAACCCTTTCATATTATCTGTATCATTAATAAGAGAAAAACTGACTAACTGTAAATATTTCCATATTACATCTTTGGTCTTTTCACTAATATCTAAAACCCATAGTTCTTTAAAATCTATATTGGGTAAAAAACAGGTATCAATACTCTTATCGGTAAAAATAGATTCATTTTGATAGAGTAAATCAAAGAAACGCGGTGGGTAAATTTCTTTCGAATACTCATATAACTCTTTGGTATTATCAGAAGCAACGCCTTCTATAATATCGTTTACACCCGGGTGCATCTTGTCTTTGTATTCTGGAAATGTTCCCAAAATATCGACTAAAAAATCTTTCATCGCGGCATTAAATTTATCACGCTTATCTTCAATATTTGATTCAGACATTATAGTATAAATCAAATCAATTATTTAAATAAAAATTAATGGTTATTGATATAATATAAATTACACAACTTTGTTAAATTTTGAACATATTTCATCGCCTTTACTTTATTCGCTTCAGACATATTGGAAATTTTCATTTGCATTTTTTCTATCGATTTCATTAGATTATTACCGTTGTCCGCTACATCTTCTGAATAATTTTTATTAATAAAAAAATCATAATTACCCAGTTCTATTTCTTTTTGATATTTATCATTTATTTTTGTTTTCCATATTTCTAAAACAGCTCGAGGTTTTGTTCTGATTAAACTTTCTAAAAAGAACTGCGTTGTTTTAAGCTCGGCGTCTTTGGGAAATACAAGAACAATATCTTCTATAAACTCTTTCATATGATTATTAAATGCTTTTGATAAACTCATTAATATAAATATATACCCATTCTTTTTTAAATATATTTAACGATTTTGTCTTAAATCCAGCTCTCTTTTAGATTGCAATTTGCCCATATCAACTGTTCCAACTTTATCTGGTTCATAATTATCTGGCGGAGTAGATATAGATTGAGACTCCATGATGCTCATATAATTATGCATTTGTCTCATGCCTCCGTCGCCTTTGGCGAGTAACTCTTCAGAAGAAGAGTCTAAATAAGAAAAATTATCGGATACAACTGAACCCATATCTCCGAATGAAAAAGCTAAAGGTTCTCCATTTTGATTCGTTGCTTTTTTATTAATTTCAACTTCACCAGGTTTTAGAAAATGCGTAATTTCTTGTAATCCTGAAATAACCCGGTTGCCGTGATTTAATAACATTAATGATGGAACATTCGTTATGTTTGGAGGAAGTAATAACCTTTGTCCATTTTCTAAAATAATATGAACCCCTCCATCTTTTTGTATTTCTCTCTTATCAATGCATAAAAAATGAATATCCTTCGACAACATGCTTTTTGATAATTTACGTAGCAATTCTCTAGAATGGTCACATTTATTGCTATAATATAAAACTGTACTCATATACACTAAATAATCTAAAAATTAATAAAACTTATAACTAATAAAAAAATTGATAATAAATATAAATATATATTTATTATTATAAATATATAATGAGTGAAATCAGTGAAACTTCATCTTCTGCTATTAGCACATATATTGATAATAAAACCAACGATGGCTATAGTATCAAATTCACATTGGCTAATATTAATTTTAGCATGGCTAATGCGTTGAGGCGGATTATTTTGACGGATATACCAATCGTAGCATTTAAAACTTTCCCACATGAAGAAAATCTCAGTGTTTTCCACACCAACACAACTCGTCTAAACAATGAGATTTTGCGTCAGAGATTGGAATGTATACCTGTTTATATTAAAGATCCTGAAATTAATTTAGATGAATTAGAAGTAGAGATAAATGTGAAAAATATCGGGAATATAATGAGAACAGTAACTACAAAAGATTTCAAAATCAAAGACCTTAAAACAGATAGGTATTTGGCCGATAATGTTCGCGATTCTATTTTCCCACCTGATAATATTACAGGAGACCATATTATCTTCTGTAGACTTAGACCCAAGATTTCAAATGAAGTTAACGGTGAAGAACTCCATATTACCTCTAAACTTTCAATACAAACTGCTGCTGATTCAGGGGCTTACAATTCGGCATCCGCTTGTTCTTATTCATATACATCCGATAAAATGAAGCAAGATACCGAATGGCAAAAAAGAATTGCCTCATTGTCGGAAGAGGAAAAAGACCCGGAAAATTTAATGTTTTTAGAACAAGATTGGAGGAATCATGGTTCTCAACGATTTTATAAAGATAATTATTTCGATTTCATTATTGAAAGCATAGGTGTATACACTGGTTATGAATTGGTATCAAAAGCATGCGAAATTATGATATCCAAATTACAAATATTTTACGAGAAAGCTGGTGCATCCAGTATTGAAATCACACAAGCCGATTCAACGATGCCTTGGAGTTTAGATATTAAACTCGAAAACGAAAGTTATACATTGGGTAAAGTTATTGAATATATGATGAATAAAAAATTTTATACAGAAGGGAAACTTTTAACTTTTATTGGATTTAGACAGGAACACCCGCACGATACTGATAGTTTTATTAGAGTTGCGTTTGATCCTAAATCAGCAGAAGATACACCATCTTATGATAAGTTTAAAACAGCATGTTTAACACTAATTCAATCAGCTTGTACTGATTCTATTGAAATTTTTCGAGAAATTGCGAGTGAATTTAATTGAATAATTATTTTACCGCCTCTTGTTGTTTTAACTTAATATCATCTTTATTATTTTTAATGATATTTTGTCGAACCTTATAATTAATTACAAACATCAACCGCGCGGGATGAAGATTGTTAATGTAATCAATTACCACGCTTTTTGATACATAAGAATTCATTGGACGAAGCTTTTCAAGATATAATCGGTGAAGTTCAAACATATGATGTCTAAATTCATACGGAAAGTTTCCAAGAGGATTTTCTTTTTTAATATAACAACTAATATAATTTTTGTATAAATTAACACTCCAGTTATGCAACTGATTTCTTAACTTGGCGAACTCCATTTTTTTTTCTGGATAAAATTTCAAATACTCACTTACTTTATTTGCCTGTCGTAGTGAATAATATTGAAATTGGATTTTAGGATTATTTCCTTTTAGTTGTTTTACATACTCATACGATGGGTTTCTAATTTTTGTTCTCATACCAGTAGTAGTGTCTATGAAAATACCCCCCACGATGTTCCATGATAAATTTAAAGTTTTGAATTGGTGCTTCATTTCACCAACAGAAATTTCATCTGTATCCAATACTTTATTTAGAAAACGAGGTGTTTCAATATTAATACCAATTTCATGGATTTTATCTTTTACCTCCTGCATATTTTTACACCCCATTACATCATTTGAATCTGTAATGTTATATATTTGAATAAGTTTCATATCCATTTTTTCAAAGGGTACGACAATTCTGTTGTCTGGGTGTTGGATTACAAAAGAATAAATATTATTTTTATTGAAACTATCCAATTCGATGTTCTTATCATTAAGAATTTCCAGAAATAAACTACGGAATGTTTTTGGATTTTCCTGAAAGAATTTACACCGTGCTCCAATGTTGCCCTTAGTCGCCAATTCCCAATCGGATTTTCCTTTGTCCCAAAATAAAGAAATCATCGTTCCTTCGCAAAATTCGGTGCTTTCTATATTTTCTGGTTTTGAAACATTAAGCATATGATCGAAGTCAACTGATTTTGGTGGAGAAAATGAAACAATTTTTCCAGTTGAGTCAACAATAACCGAACGAAATAATCCGAGCTCTTTAATATTATCACGATTTAGAAATTGTTTATCGTATTTAATAAGATATTGTTCGTGTGTAGATTGTATTACTTTTTTAACGATTAAATATTTACTTTTCGCATAAGATTTATCGGTGATAACTTGAAGAAGGTTAGCATAAGTGTTAGGAGAATACATCATTGTGTTTCTGATAAAATATAGGTTATTATTTAAATCAATTTTCTTCGTTATTTTAGATAATTTCTGCTGTCTATATAAGGTAATGTCAGATAGTCCTGTTGAATCGCTATTTTTAGAATTAGGAGATATAATTAGAATAAATGCGCAAGCTAACGATGATTTAGACCAACATGTATTCTTTATTGATTATATCGACAAAGATGAGATGAATATTATAGACGATACATCTTTAACATCTGTAAATTTAAAATTAACGGATGGAATGTTTAATGATACAAGTATTGAAAGCATTGAGATACTTTCCCGTTCAGACATAAAGGGATACGCACGCCAAAATAATCTTAATCCGGGTAAAACAATTACGCTTAGGTTTGGAGGGGATGTTCCGATAATTGTAAACGGAACAATTACTGATTTAGAAGAAGATATGATTGAAATCAAAACATATCCAGATGAAAAGGTAATTTACATCGATTTTGGATATCATGGTATTCCCAAAAATATACCTTTAGAATCAATTGAGGATTTTGAAATACCAATCGATGTGGAACAAGACGTAGAACCAGATGTTGAACCGGGTATGGAACTAGAATTAGTATCGAAAAAAGACATCGATGATATACCTGATTTAACAGTTTCTTTGTCTCCAGACACAGACCAGGATTTCGATATGGAATTCGACGCAATTGTTCCCATAACCAATGTAAAAGATAGGTTAAAAAGAATGATAATTGATGCGGATGATATTAAAATTGGTAGAGATTTAGGTTTTATAACAGAAGAAGTTCCCGTTGAAGAAAGCGCTCAAAGATACGGTATAGAAACACAAACCAATGATATGTTGGACGAAATGCTTTCAACACTGCCTTCTTCGCAAAGAACATCTCGAGCTCTTAATAATATCCACTTAATGATTGAAAGATTTAAACAATTGCGAAGCCAGTTTTCTATCATATCGTCAGAAGGTGAAATTATGAAACCCAAAATTAAAGGAGTTGATTACAAACCTTTAGTGGATAAATTAAGCTCTTTTAATAAAAATTTACATTGGTTGATACCCATTGCTAAAAACAAAAAAAAACTATACAACATCGAGGACGATGATACAAATGAAGATGTTATTTCTATGACCTTAAAAGGGACACAGGACCAATATCATGAGTATATGGATCAGTATAAAGAAAATAGAATACCAGACGGTTTAAATAAATATAAATATCTGTATAAAGAATTAAATAAATTATATACTCCTTTTGGACAACCCAGTGATACTACTGATGTTATTACAGAAGAACATGTAAATAATAATTTTGATATGGTTATTGATAATTTGGGTGATTTTTATTCTTCCATCGCGAAAGGCGAAGACAGAAATGTAGTACAAAAGCGATTTCTAATGGAACGATACAATACAGGACTAACCGAGTTACATGTTGACTTAAAAAACAAAGAAAAAAAATCCAATCAAAAAAGAATCCCATTAACGCATAACGATAAAGCAGCCATTACGGGCATCATGACTTTGGAAGAACCAGCGTTGTTATATTCTCATGTAAATCTGCCCAATAGTTCTATTCTTTTGAAATCTCATTTGGCGTTGGTATCCTTTAATTTTTGGTCTATTTTAAAAAAAAACACAGAGATTGTAAATGTAGAAGTAGAATTGGATACAACCATCAGGCATGAGGAAACTAAATTTCTCAGTGAAATAAATGCCTTTCTATTCAAAGAAACCAAACCGTTTGCAGACAGAGAACCAGACGCTTTTAAAACATTTTTAAGTAAAGTCATACCAAGGACAAGAGCATTGTTCCAATATATAAAAAAATATATCAAAAACACAACTTCTTATTTAAAATTAATAGAATATCTTGAACCATTTTTAATTTATCCAGACGATATCACATTCAAACAGTATGAAGAAATATTATATTTTTTAAACGAGCAAGTCGCATCGTATAAGCAACAATTAATACAAAATGAAATTAACTATAGTTCTTACGCGTCGAATAGTTTTTTAACTGAAAAAAATAATAATTTATTAGAAATCTTAAATATTCCTTCTGTTTCAGTTGATAATAAAAAACAACAATCGCAAGAGGCGTTTAACCAATATCATATTAATAACAACGTGTCTACAAGTGAGGCGGTAAGAAAAATCATGATATCAGACAGTGGTAGACTATATTACTCTATCATTTCTGAATCAGATATGGGGCTTTTTCAACCAATAGATATTGATGAATTAATTAAACAAGAAATGGAAAAAGAGCCAGCAGAAAAACAAAGCAAAGACTGTGAAGTATATGTAATGGCCAAACATTATATAGATATAGAGGAATTAAGAGAAGATGACGGGAATGTTATTTATTTCGATAAAAAATATGATACAACTAGATACGATATACTAGAAGAATTTAAAACGGAACAAGAAGTTCAAACACCCAATGATTTTAAAATATTTTTGATTAACCATTTAATGCATAATGCGGGGTTATCAGAACAAGCTGCTCAAGTAGAAGCTAAAAGTATAATTGAAGGTAAACGAGAAGTAAATACAGGAGAATATTCATATGTTATGGATGATTATCATCAACCTGTTTACTTTTTTAGAAACCAAGATAAAATGTGGGTAAAAAATGAAGTATTGTCGGGGAAACAATTAAATGAAGTAATGTTCTGTAATTTGAAAGAAAGTTGTATAAATATTAAAAAGAAATGCGGACCAATTGAAATAAACAAGAAACAACTACAAAAAAATTTGTATAAGGAAATTCTCTCTCAATTCGATAAAAAATTTCATTCTTCCACTGAAAAAATCAAAAAAATTATTATTGAAACATATAATTATAATTTGAGAAATTTACCGCGATTGCTTTTTTTAAAAAAAGCATTGAATAGAAAAAACCAAGACAAATGTGTTAGCATCGCTAATACAGTAGGCGAGAGGGATGTTGTTATGTCGCCATATGAAGAGCTAGTAAATATAATTTTATCACAGCAGGATTTTGTAAAAAAACAAAAGGATATTATTTCTTTTTGTAATAAATATACTAGATCTTCTGTAAAGGAAAACCCAACAGAAAATGTTTATTGGTTATATTGCATTAAAACGTCAAAGCCATTGATTCCAACATTTTACAAGAGGTTGGCTGATTCTTATTTTATGGGCGAATACAAAACAATATTAGAAAGGGTTAAGGCTGAAAGAGGTAAATTAAGCGACGATGGTGATAAAATAGTAGACAGATACAGTGGTTTTACAATAAGTCAAATTGATTTGGACGAGAGCGAAGGGTATGACCAAGGTTTCAAGATTATAAGTAAAGCCGTAATGGAAGCCGATATTGAAAATGTTGTTTCCAACTTGAATTTTGGTGTAGCAAAAATAGGAGCTACAAAAAGCACACGGATGATTATTAATGTGGTAAATACATTGGACACTAATTTGGGTGTTTCAACTAATTCTCAGTATGAATTTATAGTTAATATGGCAAATACTATTTTGAGCAAACATCTTCCTTCTCGGGAAAATTATAACAAAGCTTTGTTGGCTATGAAAAAAACGAACAAAAAGAAGAAACCACCTTCATACGAAAAGGCCTACGCAACAGCATTAATGATGTCGACATTGTCCACGTATATTGTTGTAATACAAACAATGATGCCCGATATCATTACGAAAAAAACATTCCCCACATGCGTCAGGTCCTTTAAAGGATATCCACTAGAAGGTGATGGAGACACGTCTGGACTACGTTATATAGTTTGTGCGGCTATTAATATAGCAAAGGGGTCAAATATTATACCATGGAACACGCTCCCTAGGGTTAAAAAGAAAACTGGTGTTATTGAAACCATCAATAAATTTGTTTTACAATTAAAAAGTTTTATGGATTCAAAAATTTTGACCAACCCTGATATAAATAAAAAAATAGAAGATAAAATACAGTATCTTTCAACACATGTTGAAAGAGAGACAATTCCTGTAGAATTTGATGTAAAAAATTGGAAAACTTTTTTACCGCCGTTAAAACCGGTTCTTGTATCGAATCTGCAAAACATGAGTCCCAGTTTCAGATCAGATCTTAATCGCATGTTATTGACTGGTGATATAAACCAGTTTGGTAAAATTTCTCAATTAAAAAGTAAGATTTTTTACCACTCTCTTCGCGTTCAAGAATTAGTACAGCGTGTTATAAACAAAAAAAACAGCTTGTTATTTACCTTGACGAATGAACCTTTTATTGAAAACGCATGTTGTAATGATGGGTCCAAACAAACTCTGCAATATTTCGTCGATGTCGAACCCAATATATTAAAATTAAACGAGGCAGTTGGTTTACAAAGTAATTTATTACGTTACTCCATGGAATTAATAAAGTCTCCGTTTATTTTTGATCCAAAAGATACACGACTTGTTTTTCCACCGATTTCAAAAGATTTTTCCGAAGAAACCATTTATAAAACATTTATAAAATTTTGTAGATTTAATTCAGGAGTTTCTTTGACGGATGATATGTCTTCTATTTGTGGCCCAAACCAAAGTGAATATAAATCAATAGATGATATACAGGAAAAAATCAAAATTATGAAACACGAGGGTAAAAATTATTCTTTATCCAGTTTTTATCAATTATTAAACATTTTGAATTATAAAAACATAGTTCCTGTAGATTTCTCTCCAGTAATCATTACGGGGAGATTGCGAGTTGAACATTTATTGTCTAATTCAATATTACAAAATAATATAGCAGATACGTCTTTAAAAAACATTGTTGATTTATTAAAAACTTTGTTTGACTCTTATGACTCCACTAGAGACGTAAACGACAAAGGGATTACAGCCGCCACAGCATACTTAGATGCTCAATTAGATACATTGATGAACACAAGAATACTCCCTTTTCTTTCAAATTTTGACGTAGAAGACAAATATATAGATTTTATTAGAAATATTGAAAAATTTAAAACTCGCGGAGATGGTATTTATATTGATAGAGACGATGAAACGGCTTTTGCTGAATCACAGTTTTTAAAACAATCTATAATTGATATTTTGAAAGTGTATCCTTCCATAATAATCAATAATGTCGATTTCAAAAATATAAGCGTCCCATTACATTGGAAATTAGCAACATCACATCAAGCTGATGTTGTGAAATTTATTGGTAACGAATTTACACCTTTACATGATTTTTATAGTGACGAGGGTATTATTGCTATTTTAAAATCAATTAATGAAAAATCACATGAATTATTTGATATCATAAATGCTACCCCATTCTATGCTAATATAAAAGAGCGACCTGGTGAACCAAGGTATAATACATTGATGAATGGTAAATTATTGGAGAAATTTATGAAATTTTATTTCCTTTATGCTATCAATATTTATTTAGAAGCCCTTGATGAAGATGATTTAATGATGCATGCTATTAATAAAACTGATAGCGACGTATTAACACGTGATGTAGCAGAAAGTATCAGAAGTGGACAGGCTTTAGAAATCAAAGAACGGTTAGTAAAGTTAATTATATCATACCTTAAACTATTAATGACAAATAAGAAAACCATTAATTTTAGTGATATAGAAATCAACGAAGCAGTGATAAAGGCATCTGAGAGAGAGAAATCTAAAATTGTAGAAAATCTAGGTAAATTGACTCAAGAAGAATTACAAGTGGAAGACGTCTTGAAAAATCAGAAATTAGGCAAATGGGGATTGGGATTATCTAAAGCGATTTACCAATACGATAAAGACCAATATGAAAAAGAACGAGTTGAATTTGAAAACGATGCTCGACAAATTTTAGAACTAAATAATTTAGCAGGACCAAATAACCAAAATATGGACAGTGTTCTATATGATATGTTGGAAGAAGACCTTCAGCACGAAAGAACTACCACCGAATCGAACGCGATCATGTCTCAATTACCGGATGATGATGATTTCGGCGATATGGATGGTGACGAAGGATTTTGAATTGTATCATTTATTTAATTATCTATACATAAATTAAGTTATGTATAGACAATTTATACGACGTAATATTCCATCTGTTTCTATAATTTTTTTTGTGATTATTTTTTCTATTATTCAAATGATGAAACCCACCTTTTTATATGACTCGGACGGTTCATTAAGAAAATTTGGTATTGGTCGACGTAAAAAAACAGTTTTACCCATTTGGTTTATGACTATTATATTAGCATTTTTGTCTTATTGTGGTGTTTTATACTACATAGCATTACCTAAATTACATTAAAACGTTAAGACCGCTGTGTATAAAATTTTGGTTTGTCTTGTGAGTTCATTTTATTTTGAGACTCTTCAAATTTATCCGAATTTGCCGCACTTTGTTTTTCTGTATATGAGCATCTAATATCCAATAAGGCGTTTGATGTAGTAAATATTACCAACATACCAGTCAACGTATACCAGATAAAATCAGCGATATTATTTTTTATAGCAATATATTTCCACAAGTCTTTGTAAGCATCTAATGTAGTGTATTTTGGATTAAGTATACCGTCTTTTGATAGATTTGAAAGAAATATATCGTAATTGGCGTGAGTCATTTCATTTATAATTAAAGATTTATCAGTACATATTTTTTCAAGTAATTTACTACCTTTTTTGGTCTCCAATAGATCATTGAAAGTACCATTCATACCCATAAAAACACTTACAACCATAAAGCCAATTGTATTCGAGAATGGTGCTCGCCATCCAGGAAACATATTCAATAATAAAATCAACGTTCCAAAAATAAGAAAATTAGGCAATAATGTGTACATAATAGCAGGCATAACTTGTGGTGTTCCATTGCATAATTGAGCCGATTGTGAAATATTAACAGCGATTTGATACCCAACAATTATAATTAAGTAACCAATTGTTACAATCGAAGATAATGCCCCACTTTCAGACATTTTGCTATCGATTAAATAATATTTTAAAATAAAGTATACTATTGTTACTGGGACAAATATGGCTAAAGAACCTGTAGCATTCATTATATTATATTTGTGTATTATATTTTTTGTTTTTATCGTTTATTAGTTTAGTATGAATGCTAAAAGCCCTTCACTAATTGAACCCGGTGTTAAGTATTTCTTAAAAGAAACACTTAAACAATGTCAAAAAAAGAAAACAACATATTATTATTATTGGTGGAATACAATTTTATTTGTTTTATTTTTATTTATTTTAGGAAGTTTATTAGTTTGGAAAAAACAAACAAAGCCATCCAAAGGCGAGTTAGTCGCAAAACGCGACGAACAACGACTTTATATTTTAAAAAAAATAAAAACAATGCAGGATAAAAAGAAAAAAGAAACCAACGAAATTATAACAAATCTTCCTAAATTCGAAAGTGATTTTGAAATAATGCATAAAAATTATTATAAGATATAATTATACCATATGTCTACAAAAGCAGCGACTTCATCGGCTTCACCAACTTCATCAACTTCATCAAAAGCATCGGACGCAATCAAAAATTATATATCACTCAAAGCAAAATATGAAAAGAAATATAAAAATACATTGAAGCAAATTAGAAATAGTGGTTTATCAATGAATGCGAAAAAGAAGAAAATGAAATCTTTGAAAATAAAATGTGTTAATTCCAATTGTAATAATTCAAAAGGTACAAAATTTGAAACAAAGGGACAGCGTCTTTTAGCATCATGTGGTGATACAAATGCCCCATGTAATTTAGACATAGATATAGATCGTGGTATATATATTTATTTGCCCGATATCTTGAAATCGGCAAGGGTGGATTTAAATACATCTAAAACGGGAATTATAGAATTAAAATTAGATATTTTATTTGGATTAGCAACAGAGGAAGCAGTTGCAGAACAATTTGAAAATTTAAAAAAAAAGTATTATGAATTAGAAACTATTCTGTCCAATTTACATTCAATAATAATAGAAAACAATATGATATCAATTAATAATGCGGAAGGAGATGATGAAGTGGTTTCAAAAGATATATTTATAGAAACAGAAACAATTAAACTTGAAAATTTAATAAATAAATTTAGATTATTGGTAAGAGAAGCAGAGCAAGAAACATCAATATCTACCGTACAATATTTCGCAGATGCTATTCAACTATATATAGACAGAATCTTACCATTATTGGAAAACATACAGAAAAACAAGTATCAAATACAAACAGTTATTGAAAACGAGGAAGTATTTACACTTATTCAAATAAAAACAACATTAAATAAAAAGGAAATAGAATTAGAACCTCAAAAAGTCATCACAAATAAAAAATAGTAAATATATATAATGAAATTAATAAATGTTCCATTATTTATAGCAAGTTTATCTTTTGGATTATTTTTGGTGTATATTACCTCGCCAAGACCAGACATCATCTATGTTTATCCCACTCCCGATAATTTAGACAAAATACAATATAAAGATCACGCAGACAATTGTTTTGGATTTAAATCAACCGAAGTATCGTGTCCAGCCGACCCTGAACAATTTAGACAATATCCCATGCAAGAAAAAAGGAAGTTGGTCGCTAATAAAAATTAAACTTATTATATAGCACATTATATATATAATATGTATTTGAGAAGACTTATACATGGACCTGTAGGAAAAATAATTATCCCAATTCTTTTAGGTTTAGGATTAGCAACATTGTTTCGCAAAGTTTGCAAAGATAGAAAATGTTTGATTTTTAGAGCAGCACCATTAAGTAAAATACAAAATCAAATATTCAAATACAATGATAAGTGTTATAAATTCAATGAAGTCGCCAAAACTTGTGACCCATCTAAAAAAACTTTAGAATTTGCGTAAATTTGTTTTATTATCAATGTATTCTAATATTATATGTCGGATTCCACTAGTATATCGAATCTACCAAGCAATAATGTAAAACTTACGACCACTGAAACCCCCGTCCAATCAACAACCTCGCAATCTCCACCTCTACAACAACAACCTGGTAATGCACAAGCTTCTTCTATAACTGAATTATCCAGCAAAGCTATAAATGATATTGTTTCTGGTATACAGGCCGCCGCACAGAACGGGATGACCAGTTTACAATCTAGAGACATTCCATCTACGACACCCCATTTAACACAAGATGATGCCGTCAAACCCAATTATGTTCCAAAGCCGTCTAACAAAGATTATATTGAAGAGCATGATTCGTATCAAAGTTTAATCGAAAAAAACCAAAACAATGTTCAACACAAAGATAAAATGAATAACATTTATGACGAAATTCAAAACCCTTTGATGGGAATGATTTTATTCTTCTTTTTTCAAATGCCTTACTTTACTAAGTTATTAAAAAAACAATTACCTTCTCTCTTCAACAAAGACGGATTGCATAACTTTTCAGGGCATTTATTTAAAGCTTCTTTGTTTGGATTTGCCTTTTTTGGTATTACAAAAGTTAGCAATTATTTGAGCGATATGTAAGTCATTAGTTATATATTTTACATATTTATATATATAAATAATAAATGTCTTTGCGATCTTTTTTTGAAATTTTCGGAGGAACGGGGGTACGGGTATGGGTGGTGTTGGTGCTATGATTGAAGTCGTAGATAATCAACCGTTGACAGATATGTTGGAAAAATTGTTCTCTTTTTTTGATATTGTTATTCGTGCTGCACGCAAGTCAGCGGGGTTGTACAGATGTTATTCAGCCGCATCACATCGTACAATGCTACGTGCTGTTGAGTTGGTGTATGAACGACTTCCATTGCGACGGGCAATGCGACCAAATTTTCCTTTATGTGGGTTTTGAAATTCAGTAATCATTTCATCAGTTAAAAATCTTCTCATACCGCCTTTTTATTATATTTATTTATTTTCCATTGGCTTTTTTTGTTCTAGTATGTTTCTTGTTTCTGTTGTTTTTTCTGTTTTTTCTTTTCGTTTTTTTTAAATTTTTTCTTCTTGTTTTTTTTAAATTTTTTCTTCTTGTTTTTTTTAAATTTTTTCTTCTTGTTTTTATTTTTTTGTCTTTATATTTTCTATAAGTTTTTTTTTTGCCACCACGTATTCTATGTTGT